GATATCGTTGCTGATCCTTCTGCTCCTGATGCTTTTGTTGAGGGAATTATGGAAGGTAAGGATTGGGTATGGGATGGTGGTATTTTGCGTGAGAAGTTCGTAGAAAAAACCTACAAAACCATCAATACTTTGGTTGATCAGAAAGCATTAGACGAGAAAAAACTCTCGTTATTTAATGATTTCTTATCAAACATATAAAACTTCTAAATAAATATAGGTTTAATTACAGGAATCGGAGAGTTTACAAATGTCTCGTGGCACAACATTACAAAGAATGGAAGAGGACGTAAAGCAATCCAAGACTGCTGTAAATGCAAATGCAGCAGCTGGAGATATGGCACTTCCAAAAGAAGGTAGTAATCCATCAGGTGTTTCGACACCAGGGAATACACCACCTTTTGAGGATTTAGGTGGTCCAACACCAGAAAACTACAAAGTAGATAATGATTCTGCTAAGTTGAAGACACCTGGTGGCTCTCTGAAGCAAGTCCGAGATGTAGTTAACAAAGGAGCAAAACCTGGAGATCAAGCAATGCCTACTGCAAAGAAATTTAAAGAGGAAGAAGAGATCCAAGGTGATGTAGTTGCCGAAGACGAAGTTACTACTGATGAAGTAGTTTCTGAAGCAGAAGCAACAGAAGAAATTAACATCGAAGATGATGTTAATGCTCTTCTCGGTGGTGAAGAACTCACCGAAGAGTTTAAAGCAAAAGCAAAGACAATCTTTGAAGCTGCTATTAACTCAAAGATTTCTGAAATACGTGCTACTCTTGAGGAGGAGTACGCAGAAAAACTCGCTGAAGAAGTTGCTGAAGAAAAAGAAGCACTTACTGAGCGTGTAGACTCATATCTTGAGTACGTATCTGACGAGTGGATGGAAGAAAATCAACTCGCCATCGAGCACGGACTCAAAACAGAATTGACTGAATCATTCCTTACTGGAATGAGAAGTCTCTTTGAAGAAAATTATGTATCAATCCCTGAAGATAAATATGATGTGCTAGAAAGCATGGTAGAAAAATTAGATGATATGGAGACCAAACTCAATGAGCAAATTGAGAAGAATATCACATTAAACGGTAGACTCGCAGAGTCCGTTGCTGATGGTATCTTAGAATCTGTTTCTGGTGGCCTTGCTGCTACTCAGAAAGAGAAGCTCGCTTCACTTGCTGAAAGTGTAGAGTTTGAAAGTGAGGCAACTTATCGTGACAAACTGGAGACATTGAAGGAATCTTATTTCACTTCAAAGACTTCATCTACTTCAAAGACTGAAACTCTTACAGAAGGAGAAGCTTCTGCACCAGAAATTCATTCTGGATCAATGGCATCTTATATGAAGACTCTTTCAGCATTTAAGTAGTCAACTGATTTAAATATTAAACAAACTTTAAACACTTATAGGTAACAAGCAAATGTTCCAATCAGAACAGTTGCAGGAAAAGTGGGCACCTCTTCTTAACCATGAAGGTTGCGAAGAAATTAAAGATCCCCATCGTAGAGCCGTAACGGCCGTCCTGCTAGAAAACCAAGAAAAATTTTTAAGAGAGTCTACTGCTTTCGGTCAAAGCGGTATGCTCAACGAAGCAGTTCCTACTAACCACGCAAACGCCGCAGGTGCTCAAGGTGGTTTTGGTAGTGATGCAACTGCTGCAGGTCCACAAGCTGGTTTCGACCCCGTTCTAATCAGTCTTATTCGTCGTTCAATGCCAAACTTGGTCGCATATGACCTTGCTGGTGTTCAACCAATGAGTGGTCCTACTGGACTTATCTTTGCGATGAGATCCAAGTACAACGCCATGTCTGGTGGATCAGGTGGTCAGGAAAGCACAGAAGCATTCTACAACGAACCAGATTCAGCATTCTCAGGACAGGATGCAGGTTATGACCTCGACTCTGCCACTGATGGTGGTGTTGGTTTAGGTACAACTGCACAGTCTGGTAACAACCCATCTGTACTTAACCCAGTTGGTACTGCTACTTCAGATCCTTCACCATACAACGTTGGTCAGGGTATGAAGACTGGAGATTCTGAGAATCTTCACGGCACTGGTGACAAGGCGTTCAACCAGATGGCATTCTCAATCGAGAAGGTCACTGTTACTGCGAAGTCTCGTGCGTTAAAGGCTGAGTACTCACTAGAGCTTGCTCAAGACCTTAAGGCAATCCACGGTCTTAATGCAGAAGCAGAACTTGCTAACATCCTTAGTACTGAGATACTTGCTGAAATTAACAGAGAAGTTATCAGAACTATCTACAAGGTTGCTGAACAAGGTGCTGTCCAAAACACCGCTACTGCTGGTGTATTCGACCTAGATGTTGACTCAAATGGTCGTTGGTCTGTTGAGAAGTTCAAAGGACTTCTATTCCAGATCGAGAGAGATGCTAACGCAATCGCTCAAAGAACTCGTCGTGGAAAGGGTAACATCATCCTTTGCTCTGCAGACGTTGCTTCCGCATTAACAATGGCAGGTGTACTTGATTACACTCCAGCACTTAATGCTAACCTTAACGTTGACGAGACTGGAAACACATTCGCTGGTGTTCTTCAAGGTAAGTATAGAGTCTACATTGACCCTTATGCTGCTAACATTGGTGGTGCTTCTCAGTTAGGTAACACAACTCCAGGTAACCAGTACTACGTTGTTGGTTATAAAGGTACTTCACCTTATGACGCTGGAATATTCTACTGCCCATACGTTCCACTACAGATGGTTCGTGCAGTTGGAGAGAACAGTTTCCAGCCAAAAATCGGATTTAAGACTCGTTACGGAATCGTTGCGAACCCATTTGCCGATGGTAAAGGTCAAGGACTTGGTGTTCTACACATTAACGCTAACCGTTACTACAGACGTGTTGCTGTTAAGAACCTTATGTAAGAAGAAAGGATATATATCCTCTTACACAAAAGACTCTCCTTCGGGAGGGTCTTTTTTTTGTCCACTTGACTTTTGAAATGGTTGTGCTATAGTAGTAGCAACGAAATCAAGTCACTGTCTCATATTTGCTCTTTCGTTTGTCCTACTTAATCGCTCAACGTATATTAAGACAAGGGCATTTGACAACAGTAGTTAATTAACCGTTATGCTTATGAACTTCGTAAACGCAGATTTTTTGGATCCAAACGATCCTAATATTGTTCCTTTTGGAAAAGGAAAAAAACCTAGAGATGTTAGATGGGCCACATGCCCTGTAGGTAAAGGATTTATCGTACCTGTAGAGGAATCTCTAGTAAGAGCTGGTAAAAAACGTCCCACAATCCCTGCTCAATATGCTGGTCAATATAGAACTAAAGCAGTTCAAAACCCCGTGTGGGGATATTTTGTTGACCACATATGCAACTAAGATAAAAAGAGAGGCTCCTTCGGGGGCCTCTTTTTTTGTCTAAATAATTAAAAAACTTGGAATGGCTAGTATATACGATAAGCAGATAAAGAATAGAAATTTTTTATCACCTACTGGGTTTAAATTTATAATGGATAAAGCACCCAAGGTGTCTTTCTTTGGTAATCAGGTTAATATACCCCAGATGACTCTTGGTGTTGCTGAACAACCAACATACTTGAGAGATATTCCTCTACCAGGAGATAAGATTCAATTTGAAGATTTTAGTATAAGATTTTTGGTTGATGAGAATCTTGCTAATTATCTAGAAATTTTTAACTGGATGAGGGCATTAGGGTTTCCTGAAAGTTTAGAAGAGATTAAAGACTGGCAGAAAAAAGATTTTGATATAGCACAACCAGATAAATCCACAGAAAGTTTTTTTTCTGATGCAACCTTAGAAATTTTAACTAGTTCACAGAATCCTAATTTTAAAGTAAAATTTCAAGAGATGTGGCCAAGTTCATTATCCACATTAGAATTTGATGCTACTGATGAAGATATATCTTACTTGACAGCAGACGCTACTTTCAAGTATACTTTATATAACATTACTGATTTATCTGGCAATAAACTATGAGTATAACTCTTGATTCTATTCAAGAGATGTGGGAAAAAGATGCAGAAATAGACAGAGATAATCTACATGATGAGTCATTAAATATCCCCTCTCTTCATGCAAAGTATTTTGAATTATATAATACTATATTCCTTTTAAGAAAGAAAGCAGAACAACAAAGAAAGAATATCCGTCATGAACGGTATGAGTATTTTAGTGGGAAAGCAGATCCTGATGTTTATATTGAAAATCCTTTCCCAAAGAAGATAAGAGATAAAGATACAATGACTAAGTATCTTGATGCAGATGAGAAGCTTTCTAATTCAAATTTAAAGATCGACTACTATGATACAATGTTGGTATACTTAGAAAGTATTCTTAAGGTTATACAGAACAGAACATTTCAGATAAAGAACGCAATTGAGTTTATGAGATTTAATTCTGGACTGGGTTGACAATACTTAATAAATACCCATAGATGCATGGGTTAGGTGATTGACACAACGGCCAATGTTGTAATATCTAAGGCCAACGAAGTATTTTTAAAAATTAATTCAGAACCTCATATTGAGTATGAGTTGAGAGACTACTTTACCTTTGAGGTAGAGGGTGCAAAGTTCATGCCTCAATATCGGAATAGGAATTGGAATGGAGAGATCCACCTATTTGATCTGAGGTCAAAGAAGATATATGTAGGATTATTAGATAAGATTATTGCTTTCTGTGATAGACACGATTACACATATAAGTTTGAAGATAATGATTACTATGGTGCTCCTTTTGAGGTTAATGATGGAATATCATATGCTGGTGTGAAAGATTATATGCAGTCTATTTGCAGTCATCAACCAAGGAAATACCAAGTAGAGGGAGTATACGATGCCTTAAGACATAATAGAAAGCTATTGATATCACCCACTGCTTCAGGCAAATCTTTGATGATTTACTCTCTTGTAAGATATTATGTTGAGAAAGGACAAAAAATCCTTTTAGTTGTTCCAACGACATCTCTCGTAGAACAGATGTATAAGGACTTTTTAGATTATGGTTGGGATGCTGAGTCATATTGTCACAAGATATATGCAGGGAAAGAAAAAACAAACGAATTTCCAGTTACAATTACTACTTGGCAATCAGTCTATAAATTAGAACGTTCATTTTTTGAAGATTATAATGTAGTTATAGGAGATGAAGCCCACCTATTTAAGTCGAAGTCTTTAGTATCTATAATGACTAAATTACATCATGCTAAGTATAGATTTGGATTCACTGGAACATTAGACGGCACACAGACGCATAAGTGGGTCTTAGAAGGATTATTTGGACCATCATACAAAGTAACCAAAACAGAAGAACTAATGAGACAAGGACATCTTTCTCAATTAGATATTCAGTGTATTGTACTTAAACATCCAGAAAAGAAATTTGAAACATATCAAGATGAAATTGAATATCTTATAACTCATGAACAAAGAAATAAATTTATTAAAAATCTATCCTTAGATCTAAAAGGAAATACCTTAGTATTATTTTCTAGAGTTGAAGCACATGGACAGGTGCTTTATGATTTAATAAATAATAATAAGAAAGGTGATCGTAAAGTATTTTTTATTCATGGTGGTGTAGACACTAGTGAAAGAGAATTAGTTAGAGAAATTACAGAGGAGGAATCAAATGCGATCATCATTGCGAGTTATGGTACTTTTAGTACTGGGATTAACATTAAGCGGCTGCACAACATCATCTTCGCCAGTCCCTCCAAGTCCAGGATTAGGAATCTCCAGTCCATCGGCAGGGTCTTAAGAAAAGGAAAAGACAAAGTAAAAGCTACTCTATATGATATCTCTGATGATTGCACATACAAATCTAAGAGAAATTATACTCTTAATCACCTCATTGAAAGAATTAAAATTTATAACGAAGAAAATTTTAACTATGAGATAATAACTATTCAACTAAAAAAATGATAGACGACGATTTTTATGCCACACTTAAATTAAAATCAGGAGAAGAAATCTTTTGTAAGATTGCTCCTACTGAGGAAGAGAATGACATTATGTTATTAGTTTCTAATCCTATCATAGTTCATGAAGTAAAAGGAAGAGTAGGAATTGTGGGATATAAAATAGAACCTTGGCTAAAAACCACTACTGAAGATATGTTTTTAATTAATATAAATGATGTACTTACTATGACAGAATCAAGTGATATTGAAATGATTACTATGCATCAAAATTTTGTAAAGAATAATAGTTTAAGTTCTGATGGGAGTAGTAAATATAAATTAGATAGAAAAATGGGTTATATAGCTAATATTAAGGATGCTAAAAGTATTCTAGAAAAAATATATAAAACTAAGTAGCTATTACTTCTGCAACTCCACAGAGTTATCATACTTATATTTTAGGAACTTGTCAAGTCTATATGGAAATGCTATAATAATACATAGTAGTGATAAAGACTTATGGCAATAATTAGACCTATGGCTAAAAGAAAAAGGTCAGAGCACTATGTAAATAACAAGGAGTTTCTTGCTGCTTTAATAAGGTATCGTGAGGATGTTGAGATTGCACGACTGCAAGATAAAACTAAACCTGTTATTCCAAGATATATTGGTGAGTGTTTTTTAAAGATTGCTAATCATTTATCATTCAAGCCCAATTTTGTTAATTACATGTTTAAGGAGGACATGATCTCTGATGGAATCGAAAATTGCGTTCAGTACATACATAATTTTGATCCTGAGAAATCCCGTAATCCTTTTGCATACTTTACGCAGATTATACATTATGCATTTCTCCGTAGAATACAAAGAGAAAAACGGCAATTAGAAATTAAAAATAAGATTCTTGAGAAGTCTGGTTATCAAGAAGTATTTGATGATAGTAATCAGATTGACGGAACCACACATTCAGACTATAATTCCATTAAAGATGCTGTGCATTCTAAACTTCGTAACTGATGAAGATTGCGATAATCACTGATCAACACTTTGGGTGTCGTAAGAATTCTAAACTTTTTCACGACTATTTCTTAGAGTTTTATAAAAATGTTTTCTTCCCTACTTTGGAGAAGGAAGGTATTACCACGGTTATTAATATGGGTGATACTTTTGATAGTAGGAAAGGAATTGATTTTGCTGCACTGACATGGGCTAAAGATAATTATTTTGATCGACTAAGAGAGATGGGTGTTACTGTTCATACCATCGTAGGTAATCATGACGTATACTATAAAAATACAAATGATATAAATGCAATAGATCTCTTATTGAGAGAGTATGATAATATTCCAATATATGAAGAAACAACTTCTTTAGAAGTAGGTGGATTGAATATTCTTCTTGTACCTTGGATTAATAAGGAGAATGAAGAGAAGAGTGTTGGTCTCATTAAGAAGTCAAGAGCATCTGTATGTATGGGACATCTTGAGTTGAATGGATTCAGAGCAACTCCAGGCCATATGATGGAACATGGGATGGATTGGGGTATATTTAAGAAATTTAAAAAGACATTCTCTGGTCATTATCATTGCAGATCAAATCAAGATAATATTTACTATCTTGGTAATCCTTATGAGATGTTCTGGAATGATGTAGATGATGTTAATAGAGGATTCCATATATTTGATACAGAAACATTAAAACACACCCCCGTCAATAATCCATATAGACTTCATAAGGTAATCTATTATAATGATCAGGATTATCAGTTGTTTGATGCAAGAGAATTAGAGAATAAAATAGTAAAGATAGTTGTAAGGAAAAAGAGTAATCAAGTAAAATTTGAAAAATTTATTGATAAGTTGTATAATGCTAATGTGGCTGAATTGAAGGTCGTGGAGAATTTTATTCTTCATGATGCAGAAAACTTTGAAGCATTTGAATCAGAAGATACTCTTTCCATTCTTAATAGGTATGTGGAAGAGGCACAGGTTGATTTAGATAAATCAAGGATTCAGAAGATGCTTCAAGAGAATTATCAAGAAGCATGTGAGTTAATATAATGTTTATTTTAACCATTGAAGGAAAGGAAAGGGAGGGTGCATATGCAGTAGCAGATAAAGGGGGAGGACAGATTTTATATCTTTTTGAAGAAGAAGACGATGCTGACAGATATGCTATGATGTTAGAGGATGAGGGTTATCCTGATATGAACGTAGTTGAAGTTGATGAAGAATTAATGATTAAAACTTGCCATATTCATGGCCATGAGTATGCAGTTATTACTAAAAATGACATTGTGATTCCACCTGAAAAACATGATTTTATTTGAAAAAATTCGCTGGAAAAACTTTTTAAGTACTGGCAATCATTATAGTGAAGTAAAATTTAATGAACATGCAACAACCCTAATTATTGGTTCTAATGGTGCTGGTAAGAGTACAGTATTGGATGCTCTTACTTTTAGTTTATTTGGAAAACCTTTTAGGAAGATTAATAAGGGGCAATTAATTAATAGTTCTAATGAAAAAGATTGTAAGGTAGAGGTAGAGTTCTCTATTGGTGATATTGAATGGAAAGTAGTAAGAGGAATAAAACCAAATAAATTTGAGATTTGGAAGGATGATAATTGTTTAGATCAATTTTCTAATGCTAATGATCAGCAGAAGTGGTTAGAGCAGAATGTTCTTAAGATGAATTATAAGTCCTTTACTCAGATTGTAATTCTAGGATCAACTAATTTTGTTCCTTTTATGCAGCTTACTGCTACGCATAGAAGAGAAGTTATTGAAGATCTTTTGGATATTAAAATCTTTTCATCTATGAATAATATAATTAGGGATAAGATTAAATTAGTCAGAGATGAGATTAGGACATTGGATCTTAAGAAAGAGTCATTAAATGATAAAGTTCAGATGCAAACTAATTGGATTAAGGAATTAGAATCGGAAAGTAAAGGAAGGATAGATGAGAGTCGGGAAAAAATTAATATTCTTTTTGAAGAATCTGATAACTATGTTAAAATAAATGAAGAACTTGAGAATGATGTTCATGACCTAACAAAGGAACAAGAGAAGGTAACAGGTGCTACAGAAAAGTTACGTGAGTTAGGAAATCTTAAAGGAAAGATATCTAATAGGGTAACAACCATTACTAAAGAGCATAAATTTTTTACAAAGAATACGGTTTGTCCTACTTGTACGCAAGCTATAGACGAGGACTTTAGACTAAATAAAATCGAAGATGCTCAAAATAAAGCAAAAGAGTTGCAATCTGGTTATAAAGAACTAGAGGAGGCAATTAAAAAAGAGGAAGAGCGAGAGCATCACTTTACAAACTTATCTAAGGAGATTACTTCACTAACGCATGGCATTTCTAAAAACAATACTCGCATCTCTGGGTGTCAACGACAAATCAGAGATCTGGAATCGGAAATTCAAACTATTACCGATAAATGTGCAAACAGAAATACTGAGCATGAGAAATTAGAATCATTTCAGAATAAGTTAGCAGAAACATATGAGGCATTAGCCTCAGAAAAAGAAACCATTCAATACCATAATTTTAATTATGGGTTACTCAAGGATGGTGGAGTTAAGTCCAAAATCATAAAGAAGTATTTGCCACTGATCAATCAGCAGGTGAATAGGTATCTTCAGATGATGGACTTTTATATTAACTTTACATTGGATGAGGAGTTCAACGAGACTATCCAATCTCCTATCCATGAAGATTTTTCATATGCCTCATTTAGTGAAGGGGAGAAGATGCGGATCGATTTAGCACTTCTATTCACTTGGAGGGAGGTAGCACGGTTTAAAAATTCTGTCAATACTAACCTTTTAATCATGGATGAGGTGTTCGATTCCTCACTTGATGGGTTCGGAACGGAAGAATTCCTTAAGATTATCCGTTTTGTAATAAAAGATGCTAACGTTTTTGTCATATCTCACAAGACAGGTATGGACGATAGGTTCGATAGTGTGTTAAAATTTGAGAAAGTAAAAGGATTCAGCAGGTTAACCTCATGATCGGAATTGTCGGTAATGGTTTCGTTGGCAATGCAGTTTACCAGAACGTAAGAGATAAAGCACCAACCAAGGTCTATGACGTAGATCCAAATAGATCTTTCAATACTCTAGAAGAGGTTCTAGATCAGCAGTTTATTTTCATCTGCCTTCCTACTCCTATGAGAATGGATGGTAGTTGTGATCTATCCATCTTGGATAGTTTCTTTGCTGGTATTAAGCAGGAGGAGTATGTTGTTAAAGATACTGTCTTTATCATCAAGTCCACTATTCCTATTGGAACCACCAAAGCATATGCTGAGAAGTATGAGTTTCTTACTATTGCTCATAACCCAGAGTTCCTTACTGCTAGGAATGCTGTGGTTGATTTTGCCAATGCACAGAGAACTGTAATAGGTGGAGATCAATATGCATCAAGAGATGCAGCTAATTTTTATTATAGGTTCTTCCATGAAACTCCAGTTATTACGATGAGTTCTGATGAGAGTGAAGCAGTGAAGTATTTCTCCAATACCTTCTTGGCTTATAAGGTAGCATATTTCAATAAGATATTTGATATGTGTGAGAAGGTGGGTATGGATTATAAGAATGTGGTAGAGGGTGTGACTGCTGATCGTAGAATTGGTACATCCCATACCAAAGTGCCTGGTATAGATGGTGATAGAGGTTTTGGTGGAACTTGCTTCCCTAAGGATATTAATTCCTTGATTGTCCAATTAGAAAAAGAGGACATAAATGCTGATATGTTCAGAGAGATCTGGAAGTATAATCAAGAGATCCGTACTGTTATTGATTGGACGGTAACATGAAACTAGAATTTTATGAAGGTAAGAAAGTACTAATCACAGGACATAAGGGTTTTATAGGAAACCACTTGTGGGGTTTTATTCAAGAGTCTAATGGATATGGTGAGTGGCAAAATGAAAGACCAGATCTTTATGGTATGGATTTTCCTGATGATATAGGATTCTTTAAACCTCCTAAAGAGAAGTATGATTGTGTTATTCATTTAGCAGCCTTTGCTGCTCTTAGAGAAAGTTTTGAAGATCCTGATAGATTCTGGGAAAATAATGTAGAGAAGTCCAAACCTATATTTGATTATTGTGGAGAGAATGATATAAGGTTACTCTATGCTAGTTCTGCTGGTGCTCATGGGTGGTCTCAAAATCCTTATGCTATTACCAAGAAGGTAAATGAATTACAAGCACCACCTAATAGTGTGGGTATGAGATTCTTTAATGTATGGGCAGAGGAGGGAAGTAGACCTGATATGTTGTATAGGATGCTCCAAGAGAATACTGCTAAGTATATCACAAGACACTATAGAGATTATATCCATGTGAGGGATGTGGCAACGGCCATATGCTTATTAATGGACTCTAATTTCAGAGGACACCTTGATGTGGGATATGGAGAAGCAATCCCTGTCATGGACATAGCAAAGGCAATGGGACGTGATTTGCCCATCAAAGAGGACACACCAGGCGAACCAGACAGTTTATGTGCTGACACAAGGGTCTTGCGTCAATTAGGATGGAGACCTACAATAAATATTATGGATCATCTTCGGAACAATGACCCCAAACTGGCAACATCATTCTAAGAAAGAGAAAAAACGAACTCTTAAACCACAGGCTCTACGTGCTGCAAGGAAAAGACGTGGACAGTTGATAAAGCGTCTACAGACCGCCCCAAAGAGGCGGTTTTCTAGTATGATAGGTACATCAAACGAAAAGTCACATGGCAGTTCAAAAGGAAATCAAGTCACAACTTGCCAAACTTCTTGCTACTGAGGATATTGTAGTAGAGCATAAGCAATGTGAGACTGCACAGTTCAATATTCAGACTCGTGTGTTAACTCTTCCTATGTGGGAGAAGGCTAGTAATAATGTATATGATATGTTGGTTGGTCATGAAGTAGGACATGCACTCTTTACTCCTGATGACTGGAGTTGGGAGGGTAAAATTCCTCAACAGTTTGTTAATGTGGTGGAAGATGCAAGAATTGAGAAGTTGATGAAGAGAAAGTATATGGGTATTGCCAAATCCTTCTATAGAGGGTATAGTGAATTACATGATAAAGATTTCTTTGAAGTAAAGGATGAAGATCTTAGTAATTTTAATCTTGCTGATCGTGCTAATCTATACTTTAAGATTGGCTCGTTCCTTGACCTATCTTTTTCAGATGCTGAAAAGGAGATTATCACTTTAATTCAAAATGCCGAAACGTTTACTGACACCCTCTCAGCAGCAGAAACGCTATATAATTTCTGCAAGCAAGAGACCCAACAAAAAACCTCTCAGCCTGAAGAGAATTTGGAAGAAGATATGGTCGATGGACAGTCTCCAAACGATAGTGTATCTACTGGGGATAGTGACATTGATAGCACTGGCAATAATGGTTCTTCCGTTTCTGACTCTGATGGCGATGATTCTGTGGAAAGTGGGGAGCGTAGTTCTAATCATTCTTCTGGGAGTCATGCTGATGACCCTACTGTAGAAACTGCTGAAGCATTTAATAGTTCTATTCAGGATCTCATTAATTATAATGGGATTGAGAATGCATATATTGAGAGACCTGATTTAAATATTGAGAATATTATTGCATCTAATAAAGATGTTCATAAGGAGATTGATTATCATTGGTCTCAAGAGGTAGGTATATTTAAGGAGAGACAAGAGAAATATAATTTTCCTGTAGATAATATCTTTGAAGAAGTTGATGCTGATTTTGCAAAGTTTAAGAGAGATGCTCAGAAAGAAGTTTCATATCTTGTAAAGGAGTTTGAGTGTAAGAAAGCGGCTGATGCATATGCTCGTGCAACCACTAGTAGAACAGGAGTTCTTTCTACAGAGAAATTACATACCTATAAGTTTAATGAGGATCTCTTTAAGAAGATAAGTGTTGTGCCTGATGGTAAGAATCATGGATTGGTCTTTATTCTTGATTGGTCTGGTTCTATGTCCCATGTGATGAGTGACACTCTTAAGCAACTTTATAATTTGATTTGGTTCTGTCGTAAAGTTTCTATTCCTTTTGAGGTTTATGCTTTTACAAATGAGTGGAATAGATCAGTGAGAGATTATGGATCAGGTAGAATTGATGCTGTTGATCCTAAACCTCTTTATGAAGCAAAAGAATATATTTTTCGTGTAGAGGATGGATTCTCTTTAATGAATTTATTTACAAGTAAGGTAAATGCCAAAACTCTTGAGCATCAATTATTAAATATTTGGAGAATTGCTAATGTATTTTACAATAGATACGGTGCTTATTATAGTTACCCTCATAAACTATGCTTATCTGGAACTCCTTTGAATGAGACTTTACTTTCTTTGCATAAAATTCTTCCTCAGTTTCAAAAAGATAATAAGTTGCAGAAAGTCCAGTGCATCATTTTGACTGATGGTGAAGCAGCTCAACTTGCTTATCATAAAGAAGTAGAACGTCCTTGGGAAGATGAACCATATTTGGGATGTAGAAATGTTAATCCTTCAAGTTGTTTCTTTCGTGATCGTAAAGTTGGAAAGACGTATAAGATTGGATATGGTTATCCTGAATTTACTGATATGTTAGTTCAGAATCTTAAAGATAATTTTCCATCAACTAACTTTATTGGTATTCGTGTTCTTGAAACTCGTGATGCTAAGTGGTTCATTAAAAGATACTATGATGAGTGGAAAGATTCTAAGGCATATGAGAAAATTATGAGTGAGTGGAGAAAATTAAAAGCTTTCACTATTAAAAAATCTGCTTATGATGCATACTTTGGATTGTCTTCCTCTGCTTTATCTGCGGATACTGACTTTGATGTTGATGATTCCGCAACAAAAGCACAGATTAAGAGAGCATTTGTTAAGTCTCTGAAGACTAAGAAACTAAATAAGAAAATACTTGGTGAATTCGTTGAACTCGTAGTATGACTTATCCTAAAGCAGGTGAACCTGGACCTATTCTTCCTGGTAGTCAAATAGTTGTAAATGATGTTACTTCCATCTATAATGGATATGAAGGATTCATTCAACGTATTAGTGGTGATAAAGCTGCTGTGTTATTTGATGATTATTCTCCGTGGGAGAAATTAGTAACTATGCCTCTTAAGATTTTGCAAAAATTATGACTGAAAAGATTGATACTCAGGGAATGAGTGGTGAAGCAGTTGAAGGATGTACTGATAATGTATATCCTCATGATGAGAATGGAGAACCTATTCTTCCTCGTGCGGTTATTACCCCTTGTAGATTACATACTTCACAGATGGTTAAGGAGTTGAAGATTCTCATCAATGAAGTTTTGGATGAGAGAGAAGGTAAGACTGGTATATCATATTTTGATCCTCAATACTTTAAACACACTGTGGATGAAGAAGAACCACCTTATGAGGAATGGAAATGATTAGAAAATGGATTAAAGAAATTATTAAAGAGGCACTTGTCGAATGGGAATCAGAAGTTTCATATTTGGGTAGACCTGGCTATAAATGGAATGGTGAAAATTGGGTTCCTAGTGAATCCTCATCCTATCGTTTAGACGAATTACAAGAATGAGATTAGGAATTATGTGTTCTGGTAACGGAACCAACTTCGAGAACATAGTTACAAATCCCGTATGTAATAAACATGAAGTTGTGTTGATGATACACAACACTAAACAATGTGGTGCTGTGAAGAGAGCAGCAAAATTTGGAATTCCTCATGTAAGAGTCCCTCATAAAGATGAAGATAAGATGATAGAACTCTTTAAAGCATGGAGAGTAGATCTTATAATCCTTGCAGGATATATGAGAGTGATTAAAAATCCTGATGCTTTTCCTGCTCCTATGATAAACGTTCATCCATCATTACTTCCAAAGTATAAAGGGTTGAATGCAGTAGAACAGGCAATGGACAGTGGAGATAGTGTCACAGGATGTACGGTTCATTACGTGACAGAAGAGTTAGATGGTGGTACAATAATAGCACAACAGGAAGTTCCTATTCTTCCCGATGATACTGTTGAATCTTTGACCAAGGCTATACAACGACTGGAGTATGGTCTATTACCTTCTGTTATTAACTCATGGCAATCTACGACGATGTGAAGATTACTATCAACCTTAATGAGTTGGTAGAGATCAGAGCAAAACTTATTTCTCAGTATGATGATTACTCAGATAAGATAAACAAGGGTGAGTACTTAGATGGTGGTGATATTGATCGTATCGCAACTGGATTAAGAGATACCTTAACATGGGATACACTTTATTGTATGGTTGATGATGCTGTCTTGGATTACTTGGGAATAAAAGAGAAGAATCCAAGTACAACTATTGAAACCATTGAATTAACAATGGAGAAGGAAAGAAAAGCAAGAGAAAAGGAGTTTAAGAAAAACTTTGATCTAGTTAAATTAGAATCATCCTCATGGACTATTGATGTACCAGTAAGAAAAAAATAAAGCAATCATTAAATGAGTAAATAATTTGGAAACCCCCACAAATGACCAACCCATATCCCAAGCCACGATGGGATTTAGAAAATGATGTACTTCGACTGGAACAAATGATTATCCTCTACGAACAAGAAATCGCAGAACTGAAAACAGAAAAAGAAGAATTAAAAAAAGAAGTAACTATTCTTAGAAGAAGATTGGAATATTATAAGACTATAGTAGAGGAGGGAGAAGAATGAGTGGTGACTGTACCAAACAACCTCTTATTTTTTATAGTGAGGAAATGACTGATACCAAGATCTCACTGTTGGAACTTCATGGAATTGAGTTAAGGATAAAGAAGAATAAATACTACTATAATAGTGTAACTGATAATGAAGACTTTCAAAGAATTTCTAGAAGAAAGTAGTTTAAGTAGAATAAAATCCAAGTCTGATAAAGGTGGAATTGCTACGATGTCAGCATCCAGAGATGATAAGTCTGCAAAAGAGAATCGTGCAAGAGCAAAACAATTAGATAGAGACATAAGAGGTAAGGGATTGCCTGGTGCTACGAAGGTAACGGGTTCATATGTAGAGAAGGGTGATGATGGTAAGGAGAAGAGAGTAAAGGAAAGAAGTCATGTTGTCACTTCTGGAAAGAAGGGTAAGAGAGCATTCAAGAAAGCAGTTAAGTCACTAGGTAAGAAGTATGGACAAGACTCTGTATTGACACAAACGAAAAAAACTGGTACACTATCCGCAACTAGAAAAGGTGGACTAGGTACAAAACCAAAGAATAAAAGACCTTTAGGATCAACTAAGAGAGTTGGTTTAGGTAAATTTAAACCTCAAGGTAAAAACCCAGAGGGGCAATCACAAATCAAAGGAAAGACTTTTACTTATGGATAAAAAACCTTATGATGATTCTAATTGGAGAGAAGAATCTCTTCCATACCACACTGGCCGACAAGCAGAGTTATTGAGAGATGGGCCTCATAGTCTTTCTCAATCATGGATGATGGGAGCAATGTATAATCAATGGAAAAAACGGAATGGTTATGATAAGTTGGATCCTAAAGAAAATGAAGGTCAGTTACAATCTAGTATGAAAGAGTTTTTTGCTAGGCAGAAGGATCAGGGTGTATGACAATTAAGAAAGTGTCCTAAGAGGTGATTCTTTCACCTCTTTTTGCCTTATAATAGGTTCAACAAAACGAACCAACTATGTTTGAAATTAAAATGACTCGTGACGAAATCATTGAAGGTTTGAGAGCAACATATGGTAAAGAGTTCACTGCTGCAGATGTTAGAGGATTCTGCAGAATGAATGATATTGCTTATCAGACTGTTACTAAAAAAATTAAAGAGTTTTCTGTTGGTCGTGGTAAGTGGAACCTAGAGGTTACCACCAAGGCCGTGGAGAATATTGAGAAGTCTTTTAGTGCTCCTGCGGTAGAACCTACTGTCCTTCAGAACCTTGTTCCAGAATCTGATTCAACTTTTGTTAAGTTTGGTTCTTTTACTGATGTAAAAAAAATTATTCAATCAAAACAATTCTATCCATCATTCATTACTGGACTCTCTGGTAATGGTAAGACATTCTCTGTAGAGCAAGCATGTGCTCAATTAAAAAGAGAACTTATTCGTGTAAACATTACTATTGAAACTGATGAAGACGATCTTATTGGTGGGTTTCGCCTTGTTGATGGGGCAACTGTTTGGCATAACGGACCTGTCATTGAAGCACTCGAACGAGGGGCAATCTTGTTACTCGATGAAGTTGACTTGGCTAGCAACAAAATATTATGCCTCCAACCCATACTTGAAGGGAAAGGCTTGTTCCTCAAAAAAATCGGTAAGTTTGTTCGACCTGAGGTAGGATTTAATGTAATTGCTACTGCTAATACAAAGGGTAAAGGATCTGACGATGGTAGATTCATTGGTACTAATGTTCTTAATGAAGCATTCCTTGAGAGATTCCCTGTAACCTTTGAGCAAGATTATCCAGCACCTTCTGTAGAGAAGAGAATCCTTGGTGGAGTTGCTTCTACTCTTGGTATTACAGATACAGACTTTATTGCACGACTTGTAGATTGGGGTGACATTATCCGCAAAACATTCTATGATGGTGGTATCGAAGAGATCATTAGCACTCGTCGTTTGGTTCACATTGTTCGTGCTTACAGCATCTTCAATGATAAGATGAAAGCAATTCAAGTTTGTGTCAATCGTTTTGATGACGAAACAAAGCAAGCATTCCTTGAACTATATGATAAAGTAGATGCTGATGTAGATCTTGACAAATTAGAGGATAAAATGTATGATTAATGCATGGAGCCTTGCTTATGACGTAATTAATGGAACTCTTGATGAAAATTTTCCTATTAAAAAGAAACCAATGACCCCTAAAACTTACCCTATTAAGGAGGATGAGATGAGCCCTTGCAAACTTGAGGATATAAAAATTACATCACTTGAAAGTGATGAGTATGATCCTATCGTTACGGTAGGATCAGGAAATACAGCATCCGCAGATACTTCTTCCTATTGGGTTGATACTACTCAAATGGGTGATATATCAATTGATACTTCTGCCTTAGATAATGATCATATCACTATTTCAGGTGGGGATGCTGCGGTTGTTAATTTTGATGATATAACATTTTATGATACTGGGGAGTATGAGACTCTGAATTTTAATATTCCAGATGACTCACCACTCTCTCAGAATTTTCTAGCAGATAACGATGATGCTGCTGCCCATCATTTTACTACACCTGGAATACAAAAAGATTGTACTAGAAAATATAAAGAAGATGAGTCCATCAAAGCTCTTCAGGATTATATTTCTACCACTTATGGTGGACATTATACTTCTGACAATAATAACGTCCAGACACTTGACCTTATAGAATCCGTAGGAGATGCTGAATCTTTCTGTCGTTCTAATGCAATCAAGTATCTAAGTCGCTATGATAAGAAGGGACAAGCAAAACGTGATATATTAAAAGCATTACATTATTCACTCCTACTTTATCACTTCAGTGGGCAATTAAATGAAACTCCGACCCGTGGTTATGAAACTTTCTAAGAATACCTTTAAGATCCTAGAGAACTTTAAGGATATTAATCAATCTATTTTATTCAAGCAAGGGAATAGACTTCGCACTATTAGTGTTATGAAGAATATTCTTGCTGAAGTGACTATTGAAGAAGAGTTACCTAAAGATTTTGGTATCTATGATCTTAGTCAGTTCTTAAATGGTATTGGTAATCTTTATCATGATCCAGAATTAGATTTTGCTAATGATGGTCATGTGGTTATCAAAGAAGGAAAGATGCGTTCTAAGTACTTCTTTGCAGATCCCAATGTTATTATTACTCCTCCTGAGAAACCAATCACTCTTCCGAGTGAAGATGTTACTTTTACTGTAAGTACTGAGCAATTAGATAAGTTGCTTAAAGCAGCGGCCATTTATCAGTTATCAGATCTTTCTGTAGTTGGTGAAGCAGGAGTAGTAAAAGTTGTAGTAAGAGATAAGAAGAATGATACTTCTAATAGTTTCTCTATTACTGTAGGTGAAACTGATAAAGAGTTCTCATTTAACTTTAAGGTGGAGAATATTAAGATTCTGCCTGGAACTTATGAAGTAGTTGTTTCTCAGAAACTTCTTTCTCGTTTTGTTAATGCAGATAGAGATCTAACATATTACATTGCTCTAGAACCAGATTCTACATTTGGATAATGGAGTATTCTGAAGAAGAACTCGAAGCAGAAAGATGTATTGATGATGACTATAATGTCATTAATCATTACTATGGTGCTAAGAGAATGTATCCCAATATGCCATTTTATCTTCAAGATGAAAATGGTGAAACTTATGAATTTAAGTGGGATTTAATCTATCAGTATATTGGTAAGTTAAATGAGTAAAACGCATAATTACGAAAACCCTTCCGAGGCTCAAGATCTTGGACATGTAGAAGCACAAGTCACTGAGGGTAAGAAGTATTATGATGAGCAAGGGTGGGAAATTGCCCCACCTATAAGTGATAGGGAGTGTATTTTTCGATGCCTAGAAAACTGTCAAGCACTTGCTGGACTTGATAAGAAACAAGTTCAGAGATTGATGGAAGATTTCAAGACTATGAAAACTGAATTTGTACGCAACGAGGAGTATCCTGTATTATGAGTAAAGAAATTCCTACTAAGGATTATATGCAAGACGGATGGGATTCTGGGCCTATCGGTTGCCATCCTTATAAACGTGGGAGCCGCCATAATAAAATTGGCATGTGGATTATGTACATTTTCTACGGTATTGTTCTTGTGCAGGTAATTCATGCTATGATAGTATTACCATTTTTCCCTATTCCTTTTTCGATATTATTAGGATTGGGATTTATTTGTTATGTTGCTTGGAGGGCAAGTTATGACTGATGAATACAAACCCCTTATTGTAGAGGGTGAAAAGGTAGGTGATTATGATGACACTACAATTTCTTTTGATAAATGGTGTATGGCAACTGTAGAGTTGTGGACATCTCCTAAAGAATTTGATGCTTATCAATATGGTTGGGAAACATTTAAAGAATTTTATAAACCAGACAATGAGGATTATAAGTATGTTGATTGTGAAGATGAAGAGTTCACTCCAGGAATGAGGGGTATTGAGACTAATGACATTGAGAAATGGTTATTAGAATTTTGTGAGAAGAGTGATTGGATTAAGGATGAGTTCTATTTTATAGTTCACTGGAGAAGATATGCCATCTATTCTAAAGAAGAATATGATGATGAAATTTATTGGAATGTAGAGGATATGGGTGAATCTCAACCTGACAGATATTGCTATAAAGATGGTAAGATAGAGTACGATTGGACAACTCCTATGGAGGAGGAAGAATGAAGTTAACCCAAGAGGTAATTGATAAGATTCAGGAAGCCATGTTACATACTAAAATGAATGGTGATGTAAATTGGCAAGATGGTGATGAGATTGATGTATGTTTAGGGGGGACCTTTGCAGGAGACAAATTTATTAGTATAATAAACAGAACAAGAAGTAACACTACTAAAAAATGAACATCTTTGTTACTCATCCAGATCCTCATGTATCAGCAAGAGTATTGCCAGATAAACATGTGGTCAAGATGCCATTGGAGACATGTCAAATGCTCTCTATTGTCTTCTCACACTGGTATTATGACTGGGGTGATGATTTAGTTAAGAAGAAAGACGGAACCCCTTATTCGGTCAAGAAAGGGGCATTCAAGAATCATCCTTGCACCCAATGGGCTGCTGCTAGTTTATACAATACTGCATGGTTAATTCAGCATGGATGTGCTTTAGTTGATGAATATAATCATCGTTATGGTAAAGTTCATGGGTGTGCTAATGCATTATTTGAAGCAAAAAAAACATTTCACAAATTTGCAGGTGAGGTAATTACATGTTATTGTATGGTGGAATCATTTACTCGTGCAATGCCAGATGAGTTTAAACATAACACAAGCATTGACACTTTTACTGCTTACAAAAATTACATTGGCAGCAAACCTTGGGCTGCATCTAATTATCTACGTGACCCATCCAGAAAACCAGATTGGATCTAAATTATGAATGATGAATTTCTTTGGGTTGAGAAGTATCGACCTAAGACAATTGAAGAATGTATTTTACCAGAACAAACTAAGAAGACCTTTCTTGATTTCCTAGATAAAGGTGAGATACCAAATATGCTGCTTTCTGGTCCTGCTGGATGTGGAAAGACTACAGTAGCAAAGGCACTTTGTGCAGAATTGGGGGTAGATGTTTATGTCATTAATGGGTCGGATGAAGGCAGGTTTCTTGACACTGTTAGGAATAACGCCAAGAACTTCGCATCTACAGTCTCTCTTAGCAGCGAGTCGAAGCACAAGGTCATCATTATCGATGAAGCAGACAATACCACTCCCGACGTACAACTCCTCCTTAGAGCGTCTATTGAGGAGTTCTCAGGGAACTGTAGATTCATTTTCACTTGCAACTACAAAAATAAAATCATTGAACCCCTCCATTCGAGATGTGCTGTGGTGGAGTTTGGTATTCAGGGAAAACTTAAACAAGAAATTGCAGCAGCTTTCTTCGGAAGATTAGTAGATATTTTAAAGCAAGAACATATAGAATCAGATAAGAAAGTCCTCGCACAATTGATCAATAAGCACTTTCCTGATTGGAGAAGAGTCCTTAATGAGTGTCAGAGATACTCAGTTGGTGGTAAGATAGATACTGGTATACTTGCACATTTTTCTGACGTAAAGGTAAATGATCTCATTAAAAACCTCAAAGAAAAGAACTTTCCAGAAGTACGTAAATGGTGTGTCAATAACTTGGACAATGATCCTTCTGTATTATTGCGTCGTATTTACGATAGTCTTTACGAATCCCTTGTCCCTAGCTCTATTCCTGCTGCCGTTCTTGTTATTGCGAAATATCAGTATCAAATCGCATTCGTCGCAGACCAAGAGATAAATATGCTTGCATGTCTCACTGAGATTATGGTAGAATGTAATTTCAAATGAATACTAAACAAAGAATAGAAGCGGCTGAACAACGTATCAAAGAGCTTCAAGAATTAATCAAACACTGGAAACAAAAATGATCTTTCTATCTCAACCATCAGTCTATCATTTACCTGGTACATGGGAAAAACAACCCATGATTCCTCATTTAAACCTTACTCCTGATCAAGGATTTATTTTATTCTTTGGTTTACTTCTTTTTGGTTTAGTGGGATGGGGATTATATCTTACAGTGGGGGGAGGTAAGAAAGAATTAAGAGATCCCATTGATGAACATGCAAAGATGCATGAGTTAGGTATTGCACATGGTCATGGTGGAAACAAAGAAGCATATGAGATGTCTGGTAAACTTAAACATAACCACGATAACGATTAAGGTTTTATTTTATTATGATTATCAGTGAGGCAGATGCTACATGGGCTGCCGATAAATTTATTGATTATTTCAAGAACTTTAAAACTATTGAGGACTATTTGCGTAATGCAAAGAATGAAGCAATAGGAAAAAGGACAGTTATGCTGCCTGGATTTTCTCATAAAGAGGAGTTTTTAAATGAGGATATTCATCCTAATGAGATGGAGTTTGAAGTAAAGGCAGTTGGTGATAGGTTTAACGATAATGTTAGTCAAAAACAATTTATAGAATATCTAACAGCAACTTCTTCTCATGTAATAGAACATAATATTCCTGGTAGAGAATTACGGTGGATGGTATTTGAAAAGAGAACCCAGAAGATAATGGGATTTATTCGTTTTGGTTCTCCTGTAATTAATTCTAAACCTAGAAACATTTGGTTCGGTAAGCAACCAGATCTTTCTATGTTTAATCGTCATGCGGTGATGGGATTTGCGATTGTTCCATCTCAACCATTTGGATACAACTATCTTGGTGGTAAACTTCTTGCTCTCATGTGTATCTCTCATTTTTCAAGAGAAGAAGTAAGCAGGGTATTTAAAAAAGATATAGCTTTATTTGAAACTACTTCTTTATATGGTTCTACGACCTCTGCATCCCAGTATGATGGACTTAAGCCTTTCATACGGTATAAAGGTTTAACAGAGAGTAAGTTTCTTCCCTTACTTCATTCAGAATCTTTTCATGAACTTCATAATCATTTTACTCATTTAAATAATGGTAATCCTTTGACGGAGAATAGAGCATCTTCTAAAAAGTTAAAAAGGCAGACAAAGATGATTGCATGGATTAGAAATTCCTTAAAGGAACATGGGAATGATGAAAAACTTAAAGAGTTTAATTGTATTATTGATCAGGCATTTAATCTTACTCAAAAGAAACGGTTTTATACATCTGATTATGGATATCAAAATGTTAGGGAAGTAATACTGGGAGAGCAAGATAAGTTAATACGTGGCCAGAACTGGGATAAATTTTACCTAGATAACATTATATCATGGTGGAAACGTAAAGCAGGTAAACGCTATGAGAAACTTAAACAAGAAGGAAGGTTCAGAACTGAGGTCGAACTCTGGACAGAAGATGACAACATTCAAATCATAAGATAATGGAAGAAGATCATTTACCTGAACATATTAATAATCTTTGGGAGGATATGGATCGTCTCAATGCTTTATATGAAGAACTAATGTGGCCACATGATGTGGACTTGGAATTCAAAGCAGATTATGAAAATAATCGTATTATTATAAAACCTTATGAAAACTGAATTGAAAGATTGGTTGAATTCAATCAATTTTACTAAAGAGGATTTGTCTCATGAGAGTAAGGATTATCCTCCATATATTGTTAACCGTTGTTTATCAGGTAACCTTGATTGTATAATGTATGCTAATGAAATGAATAAGTATTCTTTCCTAGATAAGGACATGCAATATTCATTTTATCTAAATACACTTAGGAAAAAGAAAAGATTCAGTCCCTGGCTCCGTAAGGATAAAGTCACAGACCTTGAAATCATCAAACAATACTATGGTTATAGTAACGAAAAGGCATCTAATGCTTTGAAAATATTAACCCCTGAACAAATTAAATTTATTAAACAACGACTTGAAACTGGAGGATTGACATGACTACCACTGAACCTGAAGTAAAGTGGTCGCAAGCCCAAATGGTAGAGGTGACCCTAAATGAACCTGATGACTTCTTAAAGGTTAGAGAAACTCTTACAAGAATTGGTGTAGCATCACGTAAGGAAAAGAAATTATATCAATCCTGCCACATTCTTCATAAGCAGGGAAGGTATTATATTGTACATTTTAAGGAATTGTTTGCTCTTGATGGTAAACATGCTAACCTTACTGGTAATGATGTTCAACGTCGGAATCGTATTACTCGTCTTCTTGCCGATTGGGGCCTTATATCTGTGGTAAAGGATGAAGCAGTTACTGATATTGCACCTTTAAATCAGATTAAGGTTCTTTCCTATAAAGATAAAGGAGATTGGATATTGGAACAGAAGTATAATATAGGTAAGAAAACTAAACCGACGGAAACTACTGATTAAACACTTATTTTATTATGGTGGATTATTTAAATTATGGTAAGCAAATTCAACAACCAACTCCTGGTACCAAGGATGAGTTATTCCAACTATTTCCTGTTCCTGTTTTAATTACTCATTATCCTTTTGATTTCTTTAAAGAGTTTGAATGGATAAAAAATTTGAAAATGAGAAATGAAAAGAATATTAAGGGTGTAGCATATAATGATCAGTCGCAAGATACATTTGTACTTGATAAACCAGAGTTAGCAACTATTCGTCAATTTATAGAGGTAAAATTGAATGAATATGTAGTTAATATAATGGGGGCTAAGAATAAGATGGTTATTACCCAGTCATGGGTGAATAAATCCAAGAAAGGAGAATTCCATCAAGAACATTCTCATCCTAATAGTATTATAAGTGGGGTGTGGTATCCCAAAATTAATGAAAAATTACCACCTATTGAGTTTATTAAATCAGACAAAACAGGAGTTAACTTATCATTTGATGATTATAATATGTTTACTAATGAAAGATTTATGATTCCATTGAAGAATGGTGAATTGGTATTATTTCCTAGTAATTTGTCTCATTGTGTTTCTCCTAATCAATATGATGAAGAGAGAATTAGTTTATCATTTAATACATGGTCTACAAATAGTCTTGGAGATAAAAAAAGATTAACCTATCTTCCCTGCTATACGTAACTTTACGAAAGTCTGGGAAAATATTCTTTACATATAAATAGTTTTGTGTTAATATGGAGACAAATGATCCTAAACTAAATTGGTTATGGATGTTATTAAAAGTACACTGGGGGTAAAATGCACAATTTAATCTCGTACAATAATCTCAAAGCATGGCCTTCATATGAAGAGCCTACTGGTACAGATCAAGTGACCGAATACTTTGAGTGTATCACTGACTGTGCGATAGATGACAAAAACTGCATTAAGGAATGCAGATTAGTTTTAGGTTAAGTTCAGAAAACCGAATAGAATTGGGAGGGGTTTCACACCCCTCTTTTTAATGCTTTCGTGTATAATTAGTAGTGTACGCCGAAAGGGTACACACAACACAAACTCGCTTTTAAAGGAGGCTATTATGACTAACCTAACAAGGTTTCATGCTGCTAATCTTCCAGAACTTATGGAGAAGATTAACAGAAACAGTATCGGTTTAGATGATTATCTAGATCGTTTTTTTAGTGTCAGCACTCAAACCAACTATCCACCATACAATCTTGTCAATGTAAATAATGTTGAATCTCGTTTAGAGATAGCACTGGCAGGATTTAAAAAGAAAGAGGTGCATGTTTACACAGAGTATGGTAAACTAACAGTTGAAGGACAAAAAGAAGAGAAGGAGGATGCCGATTATGCCCATAAGGGTTTGGCACAAAGATCCTTTGAAAGATCTTGGACACTCTCTGATGATACAGAAATTAGAGATGTAAATTTTGAAGATGGACTTCTTACCATTAAGTTGGGTAAAATTGTTCCTGAACATCACACACGTAAGGATTGGTTTTAACTATGACTTTATCTCAACAAACACTAGACCATCTTCTTGAAGCAGAGGGTAGTCTCAGAGCAGCAATTAGATGTTCTGCTACAAATGAAAAACCCATAGTGGTTACTCAACTCTCTCAATTGCTTATAGATATTGATCGTGTTAGAGAATTTGAAAAACTGCAAGACATTGTAGATGCCGAAATGGAGAAGAAGAGAGAGTCTTGACAGACTCTCTTTTTTTTCTTATAATATAAGGAGGTAAATATCTATTATGACCGCTAAACTAGTACTCTTAAAATCTGGAGAGGACATCATTGCTGATGTTACTGAGATGGTTGTAGGAGAAGAAGATGAAAGAAGAATAGTTGGATATTTTTTCGATAAACCTTGTGTCATTAAATTGAGAGAAGGTGAAGAAAGTCCAGATCAGAAATCTGCATATAAGATTTCTATGTTTCCTTGGATGCCTCTCTCAGCAGATCCTAAGATCCCTGTTCCAGCTGATTGGGTGGTAACAATGGTGGAACCAAAAGATCAACTAAGAAAAATGTATTTGGAGGATGTAGTAGGAAATGGCAAAGATAGTAAAGATAGTTCAACTGACGACAAATCAGACTCTGATTAGTGAGATTGCAGAAATCGCAGCAACAGTTCCTGGTGAACCAGATTGTAAGCTAATCAATCCTTTTATTGTTAAGGAAGATAATGTATTAGAACCTTGGTTGCTCAATGTGACTA